ACTACTCCAATAGCAACCGATACCGAACTATCCGCAGTTAATTCTATCTTGGGTAGCATAGGTCAATCACCTATAACCACTCTTAATTTTCAAAATCCAGAAATTTCATTTATTTATAATATTTTAAATGAAACCACAAAAGATCTTTTAAATGAGGGTTGGCACTTTAATACAGAAGAACATATAAAAGTAAGTCCAGATGCAAACGGACATATAACTATTCCTAAAAACTATCTACGCTATGACATCAATGATGGTCAGGCTGATAGGAATATGGATGTAGTTAAGAGAGAGGGCAAATTATATGACAAGGTAAATCATACGTTTGTCTTTGACCATGACTTGGAATTAGATGTCGTTTATCTATATGACTTCGAGGATGTACCTTCAGTTTTCCAAAGATATATTATTGCTCGTTCCTCTACCAGAGCAGCTACTCAGCTAGTTACAAATTCAGACTTAGTAAAACTCTTACAACAGCAAGAAGCCTTAGCTCGTGCTTCCTTAATGGAATATGAAACACAGCAGGGAGATCACTCCTTCTTTGGTTGGCCTAAGAATAGTGTTTACAGATCTTATCAACCTTACAAATCCTTAATTAGATAATGGCAAGTGTTACTCAATTAATACCAACATTAACAGGGGGAATCTCGCAGCAGCCTGATGAACTCAAAATTCCAGGACAGCTTAATGTTGCAGACAATGTATTACCTGACGTAACACATGGTTTGCTTAAACGTCCTTCTGGTCAATTTATAAAATCACTTAGTGATGGAACTAATAATTCCCAAACAAATGGAAAATGGTTTCATTACTACAGAGATGAGAATGAACAATATATAGGTCAAGTTAGTAGAACTGGCGACATCAATATGTGGAAATGCAGCGACGGTTCAGAGATGAATGTTGTTGGATCTACCTCAGCAATGGCTACATACCTAACTCATAGTGATGACGAGGATATACAAACTCTAACTATTAATGACTTTACATTCATAACAAATAGATTGAAGACAGTAGCCATGTCTTCTACTAAGTCACCCGTCAGACCGCCGGAAGTGTATTTAGAGTTAGATCAAATAAAATATGCTGCTCAATACTCACTAAATATTTTTGATAGTAATACCTTTCAAGACGTCAGTACATGTACACGACTCAGTGGTGAGCTAGTTAGATCTAGTAACAACTACTGTAATAGTGATGGGTCTATAGCGACTCATGTAAACAGAGTTAATAACACAACCAGATGTAATGCTTCATCAGATTCACCTAATGATGATGACGTAGCTCCTAACGTTGGTACAAGAATATTTGAAGTAGGTAGCGGAGTCACATTAGTTGATAATGATGCGATATCTACAGATGGAGGAACTGATTTTTCTTATCAAGCAAATATCTATAACGCAGCTGGTACAGCAGGGCAGAATGGAAGATCTAATTTATATTTCAGAATCACTACTACTGGTCAGTCCACACCTGTAGGTTCTGGATCTAATGTTGAGTACAGAACTAGATATACCACCAATGTAGATTTGTTGTATGGCGGAGAAGGTTGGCAAACTGGCGACCATTTCTATGTATATATGAAAGATGGTTATTACAAAATAACTATCGATGAAACCAGTACTGCGAGCGTACAGGCAAACCTTGGTTTGATCAGACCTAACCCTACATCCTTCGATACTAAAACAACTGTTACTGCTGAATCTATATTAGGTACTTTAAGATCTGAGATTATAGCTACAGGTAATTTCACCAGCGCAAATGTACAGATCATAGGTAATGGAATCTATATAACTAGACCGTCAAACATAGTTAATGGTGTAGAACAAAACGCTTTTAACATAACAGCTCCAAACTCAGAGCTTATAAATGTTGTAGCTGGAAGTGTATTAGTTGTGGATGACTTACCAAGACAGTGCAAGAACGGAATGGTGATATTAGTCAGAAACAGTGCAGATGAGAAAGATGATTACTACGTAAGGTTTGACGGAGATAATGGAAAAGATGGTACTGGTACATTTGAAGAATGTGTTGCTCCTAATGAGGAAATTAATTTTGATGCTGGCACTATGCCACTTCAATTAGTAAGAACTAATGCAACGACATTTACCTTATCTACAGTCGCTTGGGATGAAGCACTTGTAGGAACTACAGCTGAGGATGGTACAAACCCACGTCCGAGTTTTGTAGGTTCTTCCATTAACAAGATGGTTTTCTTCAGAAACCGTTTAGTAATGCTGAGTGGTGCGAACATAATCATGTCCAGACCTGGAGATTTTTTCAATTTTTTTGCAAAAACTGCAACTACATTTTCCAACGTAGATCCTATAGATTTATCCTGTAGTTCTACATTCCCAGCTATTGTTTTTGATGCCATACAAGTTAACTCAGGATTAGTCATTTTTACTAAAAATCAGCAATTTATGTTGACTACAGATAGTGATGTACTAAATCCAAACACTGCCAAAATCAATGCATTAGCAGCTTATAATTTTAACCACAAAACAAATCCAATATCTCTTGGTACCACAATAGGTTTCTTAGATAATGCTGGTAAAAACAGTAGATTCTTTGAGATGTCTAATATTAGACGTGAAGGAGAACCTCAAGTTGTTAATCAAAGTCAGGTAGTTTCTGAATTATTAACCAAGAATCTAACTTTAGTTTCATCCTCAAGAGAGAATAACGTTATTTTCTTTAGTGAGTTAAATACAAACAAGATATTTGCATACAGATATTTTGACTCAGGAAACAAAAGAATCTTAGCTGCGTGGTTTAGCTGGACTATTACTGGCAATGTTATCTATCACTGTATGTTAGATGATGCACTACATGTTGTAGTACGAAATAACAATAAAGATCAATTACTAAAATATTCAATTAAGCAAGATACCGATGGTAACTATGTCACTTCTGGACAGACTTTTACCATACACCTAGATCATGCTATGTCAGTTACTACAGCTAGTAACACATATGCTAATGGTAAAACAACTTTTCCAAAACCTACTGGATTAGAAAGTACAAAACAATTAGTTGCATATGATGCAGATACCGGAAACAACTTAGGTAGATATGGAAAGATAACAGTCAATGGATCAAACCTAGAATTAGACGGTGATTGGTCAGGAGAGACTTTTATTATTGGTTACTTATTTGATATGCAAGTTGAGTTGCCTACAATATTTTTTGGATATAAAGATGGAGAAGATTTCAGAGCTGATACAAGAGCTGATCTAATAGTTCATAGACTTAAATTTAGTTTTGGAGATATTGGTGTTTATAAGATCACTTTAGATAGAGATGGTAAACCTCAATATATAGAAGAAAAAGAAGTTAACAGAGCTAACCAGCAAACAGCTAACACTCCTACCTTCTTAGCTGAAGATATAGAAACAATACCAACGTATGAAAGAAATAAAAATCTAAAAGTTACTGTGTCCTCAGAACACCCATCACCAGCAACAATGCTGTCGTATCAGTGGGAAGGACAATATACAAACAAATCATATAAACGTGTCTAAATACATTCACCCTGCAACATTGGAAGCTGCTCTTTATGTAGCTTCTAATTTGTTACCAGAGGATCGTTCGGAAGTAGCTGAGGGTCATGGACATGATCCTGAGAATGCAATAGTCGTGGGAATTAATAACTGTGACTCTGTGTATTTTGAAGTACCGAATGGTGAGATCGCTGGATTAGCTGGAGTATATAAAGATGGGCAGATCTGGATGCTCTGTACACCGGCTATCCTTAAATATCCACATACCTTTGCTAGAGAAGCAAAGAGGTTTGTGAAAAATAGAAAAGAGAAGTTGCTCTGGAATATCGTTGATAAACGAAACAGGGTTCACTTAAAACTTCTTAAGTTCCTTGGGTTCAAATTTTTAAGGGAACTAAAACATGGACCAAATAATTTATCCTTTATAGAATTTTGCCGTGTGCAGTCCTAGTGCAGCATTCGGTGGAGCGTCAAAAATACTTAGCGGTATAGGTCAAAGCCAACAAATCAAAGCGCAGAATGCAGCCAAAAGACGGGCATGGGAACGTCAGATGGAGATTCGCCATAGAAAGTGGCTACAAGACAGAACCTTATATCAAGCTAAGACTGTTAAACGCGCCATCGACATTAATGAAAATGATCTAGCAGCAAATCGTGCTTACGCACAGGCTAGAGCAAATCTAAATGCAACCCGTTCAAAAGCTTTGAATCAGAATATGGGTTCATTTATGAAAATGGTTAGAGAAAAAGTTGGTAAGAAAGCAGCTGCCGGTGTTACTGGTAGATCAGCTCAACGCTACGAAACTATGGTAGCAGCAGCTTACGGAAGAGAAGTTGGTAAAAGAGTCTTTGGTTTAACCCGTGGTCAAGAAGCTTATAGAGCAAGTATTCAGTCCACAAGAAGACAAGCCTTAAACGCAAGAAATAAATTAACAGAACCATTAGTACCAGTACCTACACTGGCTCCTCAATATCCTCCAATGCAGAACTCATCGATGCCAATTTTCCAGGGAATCCTTGGAGCGGCTGGCAGTGCGTTCAGTGCAATGGAAGCAGATGGTGGAAACCTATTTAGTGACGATGCAGGAATGGATACAGATTTAATGGGAAGAGATTTTGATGCAGGAGATTTTGGAGCTGGACCTAATTACATATATAGTCCGGAGGGTTGGAGCTAATGGCAACAGAACCACAATTTGATCCCATATCATCTACAGATTATGTCCCCGAACTCGTAACTGGTTATAAACAGATCAACGAGGGAATGGATAATTTTTGGACTCAAGAAATTGATAACTATAATTATGCAGCTTCTTTCGCTGGTAATGATATGAAAATTTTAGGCGAAATGTCTGAAACTGTAGGTGGAATTTTAAAAGAAAGAGAAGATAAAAAAAGACAAGAGGATTTTGCAAAGGGCTATATGTGGCTCTATGAAAATGGAATCCCAGATGAAACCCAACTTGCATATGACCAAGCTACTGAAGAGTTATATGAAGAAGGCCGTGTTATTAATGACATGCGTACTGAGTGGGAAAGTAAAGGTGGAGATATATGGAACTCCGTTGAATTTAAGAAGTTAAATAAAGCTGAAAAACATGGAGCTGTTGTCGCATTTGTTGAGAGCAAACTTCAACAATACAGTCCTTCTACTAATGAAGCTATGCAAAATGCAACTTCATACGAAGAATACAAAGCTGCTGAATCAGTAGCAAGATTAAATCTATACAGACAACTTGGTGACATCAACCCAGCTCTGGTTAACAAACATGTATTTGAAGGACAGCGTAAAAAAGAAGAAGCTGCCTACAACAGTTGGTACGCTGAAAGAGAGAAACAAATAAAAGAACAAGAAATAGTTGATGCTAAGAAAACACTTGCGTCTTGTGCCATGACAAGTGCAGATGGAGTGAATTGCATAATGAATTATGCTAATAATTATGCTGGTTTATATGGTGGTATAAAAGGTAAAGCTAGAAGAGAAGCTTTAGGACATTTAAAAGATTTAGCAAGTTCTGGAGTTTTATCAGAAGCTCAGACTGACAAAATGTTGGACATGGAATTTGTACATGCTGATGGCCATACAACTACTTTTAGACAACAGTATCCAGCAGAAGCTAATGATTTAGAAGATGCTGTA